CTGTAAAAGAACATCTGTATCCTGGTCGGTTTCTGCGTCTGCGGTTGTGGTCTCGGGACTTGGTTCCGCTTCAGATTCCTGTGAGGGTTCAGCCTCTTCGACTTTCTCAACGAACGATGCCGTTAATTCTTCCAAAGTGGTGATCCCTTGCGTTTGTGTTTCTGCTCCCGATTCAGCCGGAGCCTCGCTTAATTCTGTATCTGCCATAATTCTGCGTTTAAAGTTCGCACTCTTGCGTTGTTCTGCGGACCGATATGGTTCGCCACATCCCATTATGACAGGGGGGCGGATAAATTACTCAGGCAGTTTTAAATATTTCCCACGCTTCCCGATATTTCTCGTGCTTGGCTTTGGAATTGGGGTTGTGCGGGTATACCGCAACTGTTAATGCTCCATCAATTGCGAGGCATGGAATTAAATACCAGGCATCAATGTCAGCGCAGAATATTGCCACCACATCGACCTTGGTGCAGTCGAGTGGATATTTTACAACTCGGCCTGTGGTCGTTGAAAATTTATACCTAGCACATCCGTTTTTTCTATCCGAAACACTCGACTTTTCAGAACCCTTGATTTGAACATTAAATTTCCGACCCGCCGAATTTACGACAATGCAGTCAACCGGTAAATGATCGCCAAGTGGGCAAAAAACTTCTAGGCCATTTTTTAAAGCTTCAGTAAAGAAAATCTGCTCGTAGATATAGCCCTTACGCTTCGTGTTCTTCGTCATCTTCGAGGTCGATATCGCTTTCAAACTCAATCACCTCATCGTCCATCCATTCCTCTATATCAGTCAAAACGATCTTGGCCATGTCATGGTCTTCAATATCACTCTCTTCAAGCCAGCGGTTAAGCAAAGCCCGATGTTCGTTTTTAAATTGCTGATGGGGTGTCAGTGTCTCTTTCGGCATTTTCTAAGCTTTCTACTATTCGTGTTAAACCAGCAATCTCACCGCTAAGTCGGGCGAGTTTTTGAGGGTTATCCACATGGGTATAGTCCTGAAAATCGACCAGGCACATATCCCGCTGTTCTTTAATAAAATCTTTTATTACGAGCCATTCAGTCTGTTCGCCGAGGCCGTTTATTGCATCACCTAGTGTCATTTTTTCCTTCTTATTGGTTTAACTCTTCTGCCCATGCCAACCTTCGATTTCTCCGCCTTCTTCCGTTTCAATTGGCTCTTGCTCATCTCCGATTTTAGTTTGGGCGTTTTACTCGAAACTCTTTTAGTCGGGCGGCAGTATTCATTCGCCTTACCCTGTCCGCATGGTTTGCCGGTCCGTGTATCTTGCCACTTTTCAGCACCCCATCTTTTTAACGAAGATCCAGCCGGAGACTTCTTAACCTGTCCCTTCGACTTCCGGCACTTGGCAATCTGCTGAGATGCTCGGGCGGATGGAAATACCTTTACCCGAGCCTTTACCTTTTTGTAGCAAGCGTCCTTTGGCATCTTACCACTTCTTACAGGACCAATACCCCGCCGTTAGCTTTGACTTTTTCTCATCACAACTATGCCTTGCACGAAAAGACTTACGGGCAGATGGGTTAGACTTTCGGATCTTCATCTTGGCATCCCCATAGCGAATTGTCTTCTGCTTACCGCCTTCAGATGCTCGGACCACAAATTTCTTAACCCCATACCCAGCTTCACCCTTTCGGATTCTCCTTGGGCTGTTAACCTTACTTGGCCTTCCGAGTGCTTTTCTTGGCATAGCTTACCTTTTTACCCGATTTCTTGGCGGCGGCTTTAGCTTTAGCCATTCCTTTAGGCGTGTACGAATAATGTTTCTTTCCTACTTTTGGCATAATATTTCCTTTTTATTTAAGCGGCCATCGATGTGCCTGGTACATTGCCGGGGGCAGTACCTAGCTGGCCAATTAGTTTATTGCGATTCTGTACTTCCATTTGTTCAAGCTGACCGGCGTATGTCTGAAGTCTCTTGGCAAAGTTTTCATCCTCTTGCATACGATTTTGAACATCAGTCGCTGGCACTTCGGGAGTTCCTTGTAAGTATTGCTGAAGAACTTGGAGGCGAAGTTGAGAATTAACCCCTTGCTGTGGTGCATTAACCACTTGCCCCGAGAATATCTTAGCAATATCGGCAGAAGTTTCCTTAATCTCTTTGTCGGTTGCCTCTTCTGCTGGGGCGATCAATTGTCCAGCAAGATTAGGATCAATAGCCTCAAGCACTTTACGAAGGTAAATGTCATAGCGAGCTTGACCCTGTCTGTCATACTGCGACATTAATTTACCAACTGTATCAAGTTTCTGAAGAACCTTCTCCTCGTCCTGGTTCATACTGTTCCATGTGATATTAAAATCATACACCTCGGCAGTTTCATCGAGCATGAGCATGGCTCCCTGTTCGTTATTTGTTACCCGAAACCATATCTGTGGTCCGCCGTAAGTCCGATCCAAGCACCAAACCCGATTTAAAATCTGTTTGAATCCATTGAGCCATTGATTGACCAAGTGCTGGCGGATGCTGTTTGCTTCAACCGCATCCTCGGGCGATGTTGCCCGACCGGTTATCTTGTTGGCGAGTTGTCTGATTTGCATCTCCACTTCCATCGAGGCTTGCGAATACCTCGGGATCTCCATGAAACCAACTTCTCCCCTTCGGCGGACTGCCAAGGTTGCCCCTGGACCTATCCTCTCGGGACGGCGGCCAGCTAAATGTTCCACGGGTGGCAAGGTACTCATCGAGGCGCGGTCTCGCCGGGCATCCATCTCGGTCTTAACTGCGATTTGATAACTCTTTAAAAGCTCGGGGTAACCTCTTGAATCGAGTAGTCGGTGATTTAGGTTCTCCCTAGTTATGCAGACAAAGGGATAACGACCTTCGTCATATTCCATCGGACTATGAAAACCATGCCCTTCGGCCTCATCCGCCCAGCAAGTAATCGTGCAAATAGGTACATCGTCTTCATCCAATTCTTTGCGATAAGTTGTAATTACCCGAACCATACCCTCATAATCCTGTGTGCCGTAAAAATTACCGGTATCGTATGACATGAGGTCAGAACTATAACTCTCAGGTGCATAAAAGCCCTTACTGTTCTCAAGTACCTCCTCAATCCACTTCTTATCCCATCCCTCATTGACCTTCTGCATGAGAGCCTCGGGGCTGTAATAGTGAATGCAGTGAATGCTCCTGGCAGATTCCAAATCGATTACATTTGAATCGATGATTATTTCTCTGCCCAATTCATACGCCTTAATTGCCGGTCTGTTTACTACCGCCTTTTCAGTCGGAACTTTGGAAACGCCTTTATTGCGAAGTTCATTAATCATCTTCCGAACTCTCCGCTTTTTCAGATTCGGAAATAGCGGAAATAGCATCTCTTCAACTCCCTCTTTCATCTCGGGATCTTGGATTGCCATAGCTAACTCGGGTGACATCTGTGCAATCTCTTCGAGGCTAATATCCTTGAACACTCGAGTGGTTTCCCGCTTCCAGTAAGTGCCGAAGAATGTAATTCCATTCTGCAATAAATAGTTCGCTCCGATGGCGGCTTCCCGAGGAAGTTCCGTCATTGAGTTCATCCGCCATTTTAAAAACTCGCTCACCAACTTAGCCGAGCCAATGTCGGAACTTTCGACGGGAGCGGCTACCAGGTTGGCTTGGCTGAGTGACTGACTAAGTAAGGCTACATCCCCATCAATCAACGGGTTAACCAAGTTTGGCTCAAGATCACTGGAGCCGTCCCAAGGAAATGCCTCCGGACCATTCTTCTTGCCTGACTCATCTTTGCCAGCCCACTCGTTAAATCGACACTCCCTACCCTGTTCCGCTTTATCCATCCAAAAGCTCAAGTCTGCTTTCGCATCTTCAAACTCCTTTTTGATGGCATCTACATCGGGTCCTTTTTCGCTAAATTCCTGTATTTCCATTTTTAATCTCCAATTCTAACATTATTTTTTTTAAATTACTCAGGGCTTTTTTTTCGATCCTTCTCATCGTCTCAAAACCAACCCCGCTAAAGTCTGCTATCTCCTGTAAAGTATGACTCCTCGGATCTCTTCCCGCCTCAAATGCCGCCAAGCCCTCCTCTACCACCATTTCCCTCAACATCAGATCAATCCGCTTCTCCGTCTGATCAGGCGATTCGATACAAATCATCGTCTCCCTCGACTTTTTTGACATAAATTTCCGATTTTGGAGGGTGATTAGCTTCCGGCCTCTTAACGCACCGAGCAATCCCTTCCCGATCATCAAAATGAATGAGCATAAGGCGGGGATTTGGGACGAGTTTAAGCACCCTAGCCTTTTCTATCTGCTTTGCCGGTGGGGAAGGTAAACCCACTTTACTATCCGAATCCTCTACCCATATCCCCCGACAGGTTGAACGAGGGATGCCTAATTGCTTGCTGATCTTCGGCCATGACATCCCTGTTTTTCGCAGAATTACCACCTGGTCACGCTGGCAGTCACTATATTTTCTCACTTTTCCCATAATTAATACCCTCCTCCACCTGTTGAAATTAATTCGTCCTCGCTGAAATACTCGAAGTTGCCGATGCAAAAATACCTGGCATTATCTACGAAATCTTTGCTCGGACATTTTAGCCCAGCACTTGGTTGGTAAGCTTGCATACAACTTATTAGATTTTGACATTCATCGCTGAACATCAATTTAGGCTTATTATCCAAATCCATCTCTTTATCCCGATCCCATGCGAGTAAATTATTAATAGCCTGTAATCCCGTCTCGATGTCTAACGCTTCGGCCGGCTGGACGATTATATCTTCGTCCATTAAATCATCGATAATGTTGGAACTGCCTTCCGACTTCTGATAGCTCGCCGCTCCCAAACGAGGGTCGATTATGCGGATGACCTCACTTTCCCCACATACCTTCTCCATTCTCCTAATCTCATCGGCATAATCCGCCAGGCCGTACCCGTTCGGTTGGGCCGCCTCGCCGGCACTTAGCTTGTCCTTTGTCAGATCAATCCATCCTCCCCATGTGTCGAAGTCAGGAAACTCCTTAACCGCCCAGGCGACTCCATGTGGATCGATTGCAAATAGGACCATTGTCCAAGGCTTTGCTCCCGCCGGGTCAATGGATAATACCCAGTTGGCATCCGAGAAATCGGGAAGATTTTCGGGGGATACGAAGTTACGGTCCGAGAGCGACGGGAAAATGGCCCTAGACTGCCTCACAGGGACTCCATACGCCCGACATAAAATTGTTTCCCTCTTCTCCCCCTCCAACTGATTCTTCATCGCCGCCCAGCCGCCAAAGGGATTCGCCGCTGTATGGAAATAAACCACAGAACTGGCTTTGCGGATGGGCTGTTGAACGAGGGGGACTTCTTCGCCGTCTAATAGGTCCGCTTTCGTTGACTCTATGGTGCGGGCACCGGTGAGCATCGATTTTACGACAGAGTTCCATCCGTCTACTGCGGTGAAGCTGATAATTCCCTTGGAATTGCGGGTCACCGTCCGAAATCGAAGGGTATTTACCCATGACATCGGTACTAATTCGTCCGCCCAATATCCGATATTATGCGTCCCGTTGACTGGATCTTGCGGAGATCCGATCTCTCCTCCTTCAATTGTCGAAATGTCCTGTTGCCAAAATCTAAAAATACATTCAGAGCGGTTGGGCAGAGTAAATTTAGAGGCAGTAAAGCCATTACGAAGGCTGTACATTACATATCCGATTTTCCCTCTACCCAAGGACTTAAATTCTTTAGGTAGGTACTTAAATATTAGTTTCTGCTGAAATTGTATGCTGTTGGCCGAAGTCTCTGTTAAGCACCATATGATCGTGCTGGGGTTTTCAACGAGGGACTGGACTACCCTTTTAGCCGCCCATTCCGATTTGCCAGCTCGATTACCGCCCATAACGAGGATTTCCGAGTGTGTCTTTAACTGCTCATCCGCTAACTTCCAAGTATCCAGTTCAAAGCCAAACCTATAAGGATCACTTCTTTCATCTTTGATCGCTTCCTCACGCTTTTCCCAATATGCGAGGATTGATTCGGGGGACATGGACAGCATCTCTGATTTGGTCAGAGGCGGTAAGGCGGGGTGCGGTGTCCAGGTAAGTGGCATTAGTTCGAGTGTACCATTTTTTATGGCCAGTGGTACGCAATTGGCGAAAAATAGTGAAATTTTGTTCGGACATATTGATAATCAAAGATTTAACATCTAATCCTAACATATTCTAACATATCCTAACATATTCTAGCATATTCTAGCATTTGGGTATGTGGAGCAATGTGGGGCAATTGATGAAAATTTTTTCATGGGCTACAATCGGTCTCGGTGACCGTCGGGCCGCCAAATCCGACCCCCCTCCCCCCCTGTCTGTGTCAACAATCGCATAAAAGTTTTGCTAAGTCGTTGATTATCAGTAAAACGCTATTCGTATAATAATGATTATGTCTAATTGTACTTGCCAAAATGCTTATTGAGATTACTTTCTCAATTGCTTGCACCGATAAATATTTAAAAATTGAAAAGTTATTCGTGCATTAGTTTCTATGCCTACTGAAAAAAAGAGAATTACGATTGAGGCTGATAACCTTCCGGCTAACCTAACAGTCGAGGAGACTTGTCCATCAGTCTACACCGCTCAAGGTTTATTCGATAAGAGACCAGGTGACTATGCCAAGGTAGTTCAAATGCTAACAGATGGAATACCGGTCACTCGGATCAAGAAAGAACTGAAAGTATCCCACAACACTATCGCTGTGGTTCGGTCCCGAGAGAAAGAGGTAATCGAAGCATCGAAGAAAGTAATGAGAGGATTGATCGGCCATGCTTCACAGCTTGCAGTCGAAAAGATGATCGAGAAGCTGGATAATGATGAAATACCAAACGGAGTCCTTCCAATCGCTACCGGCATCCTAATCGACAAGCATCGCCAGTACGAAGGTGAACCTACTCAGACTATCGAAGTGAAGAAATCTCTCAGCCTAGATGAGATCCGAGCCGAGCTTGCCAATCTGAAGGATGAAAAAATCATCGAGGCCGAAGTCACCGATACATAATAATCAAAGAGAGTGGTATGCTCTCCTAACCTTGTTCTTTTTTTTCCTCGAACGGGATCTTATAATCGACAGCCTGTTTATCATACTTCAGATAATATTTGAAATATTCGGATAAAGATAAACCGACATATAATTCCATATATAGCGTTTAAATCGCCGTAGAGGACGCTGAGAGCGTTTTTAGACTCCAACTTATATAAAATCTACCACGCTAGGGTATAAGACAGCCAATCCCGCCATTCCTTGGAATGCCCTCCTTGACAGGATTGGATTTTCATCGAATGCCCTCCTTGCCGGGATTAGATTCATATCGAAAGTCTGCTTAAAGATTTTAGATTCCGCCTTAATATTTTGAACGAGTGAATGGGTAGGCTGAGTGATACCTGTTCTGCCGGTTAATCGGTTAAGCTGATGGATCGGTTTTAATCTTCTAATCGAGTGAGCTTGTAGGCTGGCAATGTAGTCCACCTGGTACGGCCGCCTAAAGCGGTTGGCGGACTGGTGCGTAAGCTTTAGCTTT